TGATCAGGCAGAATCAGAAGGACGCTGAGCCTTCCAAGGAGTTGAACGACTATATCGTCCGCTTCCTGGATCAGGTGACCGACTTCATGATCGAGAAGGGCTATGAGACTATGCTGAAACAGTTTCAAAGTATCGTGCTCGATCTTGCCGAGTACTTACGAGTCAGAAATGGATAGACACATGGTTACCTCCAAACACACCAGCCAACCTACCCTCCAACGAGTGGAGCTATTCCCTCCGGCTCCACGACATCCTGCCTGCCTGACAGCGGAGCCGATCCCCCCGGCTCCGCTGATCCTTCCGGAAACTCAGGGTCCCCGACCAACAGCCTGCCGGGGGTTGGGGTGATACCCGGTTATGCCTAAGAAGTTCATTCAGCGGCATAACAAGGCTCTGACGGAGATCGCATCCAAAACGATCTCCGTCTTGCCTTTTATAGACGATAACCCCGAAGCCAAGGCTGAGAGAATCAGACGTACTACCGGATCAGGATGGGATGCCTTCTCGTTCTTCTGCCATACCTATTTCCCGCACATCTTCCCGCTACCCTTTTGCCCAGCACACGAGACCATGTTCGATGAGACTGACAAGGGCTCGGGCATCATCGCCATCACCGGGTTTCGTGGGCTGGGCAAAACGGTACTCATGGGAGTGGTCTATCCCATCTGGATGATCATCCAGGGTGAACGTTACGTGATCCATACAGCCGCAGACATAGACCTGGCACAGGAACGCACCGCCTTCACCTTGCATGAGCTTCAGAACAACAAGCGGCTCACCATCGACTATCCGGAGCTGCGGCCAGTGGATGCCTTTGATCTGGACTTCTATCTCAAGAACAAAGCGAGAATCAGAGCCAGGAGTATCAAGCAAAGTCATAGAGGAACTATCAATCCCAAGACCGCCAGGCGGCCCGGGCTGATCGTCTGTGACGATATCGACAAAGAAGAGAACATGGGCAACCAGTCCATCGGCAAGAGACGCATGGAGAAGATCACCCAGGAGCTTGCCGGAGCTCTCTCACCGGAGGGGAATGGCAGGATCGTCTGGCTCGGTAACCTGGTGCATCCCAACTATGCGATCTGCCAGTTTCAGGAGCTTATATTAGGCGAAATGCGGGCCGATAATCCAGATTTGGACTTAGGATACCAATCGGTTCTGAAAACGCACCAAAAAGCGATATTGCGCTTCTCTCTCGAAGATCAACATGGTAAGTCCGCTTGGGAGGCTCAATATCCCACTGCCACCCTGCCTAATCTAAAAGCCAAGTTCGGGTATACCGGATACCAGAGGGAGATGTTAGGGCAGCCAGTCATTGAAGGGAACATCTTCAAGAACCACTGGTTCACCAGATACAAAACTCTGCCTGAGCCATCCCAGATGAAGCGGGTTTGGATCTATGCCGATCCTGCCTGGGGTGAGAAGGGCTGTTACAAGGCCATCATCTCCATAGGCTATGACGGCAACAGGTTCTATGTGATTCATGTCTGGATACGGCAGACAGAGAACACCAAGTTCTTCAGATACTACTATGATGCCTATCAGGAGTTGGATCGCACTTACAGAGTCAAAGCCAGGGCAGCCTGTGAGACCACCTATGGTCAGGCACGTATCCTCGCTGACTTCGATAGATGGGCACAGGACAATCATCTGCCACCCATCAGTCACAGAATCAAGCGTATCGATAACAAGGACAACAAGAACCTCCGCATCGAAAGAACCGAGACCATCATCGAGACAGCAAAGATACTCTTTCCTGAAGGCCAAGATACTCCCACTCTCATCAGTCAGTTCCTCACCTATCCGGATGGCTACATCGATGGCTGTGATGCCCTGGCAGGCTGTCTGGAACGGTTCTCGGAATACGATATCGGTAGGAACAGATTCAGGATCAAGAGGTTCGCCTTCTGATGAACTATTACGATAGACTTATGCTGGAGTACTACAGGATACTCAACAATGCCTGGAAGACCGAGATCAGGGATGCCGCTCGACTTGCCATCCAAATGTTGATTGACATGCCAAGGGCAGAGAAGATCAACCAGAACTCCATAGATAAGCTGATGGGCATCATCAATACCCAGTTGGGAGATGACTTCGCAGCACTGGTCAATGAGCCCACCAAGGCGATAATAGACCGCTGTGTGCGCCTCGGACTGAGAGACACCCAAGTGCAAGCCCCGACCATGACATCAATCGGGCTATGGGGCATTAAAGATCAGCATCTCTCCTCAACCATCCAGAAGCAGCAGTTGTTCTGGATCGGTAATCACTTCGATGCAGACATAAGGCAGAACTTTGCCGATGTCCTCTCCAAAGCCATAGAGCAGGGTTATACCAAGGAGATGTTAGCCGATACCCTCAAAGACCAGTTCAATGACCTCGCCAACCGCTCATCTCATTACTGGCAGGGACTTGCAGAGCACACAGCCCTGCGCATCAGGGAATTCGGAAGGCTGCAAGGCTACAAGAAAGCCAAGGCCAAATACTACAAGCTTGTGGTAATCCTGGATGACCGTACCAGTGACATCTGCCGGGCTCTGGCTGCCCAGGACAAGGTCTATCCCCTAAACGATGCCCTCGAAGTGATGGACAAGCTCATGGCTCTTGATACCAAGTCCAACAGTCTGGATGATGCCCGGGAATACATCAAAGCCCTCGCACCTTGGATCAAAGATGATCAGATCGATTATGACTCAGAGATGAATCCAATAGGTGTCTCCGGAGCGCATACTCCGTTTCCACCGTTTCATTGGAAGTGTAGGACGACGACAATTACATCGACATTATTATAGCTTTACAGAGTTCTACCATTTACATTTATTTATTTGGATTACTTACAATTCCATTATTCAGAAGTCTTCTCAGTCGATCCATTGCTTGACCGATTCTTCTTTTCGACATATCATGCTCCCATATCCTAATAACACTCCACCCACTCTTTTCTAAAGTTTTTGTTACTTCTATGTCCCGCAATTTGTTCGAATTCAACTTTTTTTCCCAAAAGTTCCTGTTGCTTTGTGGAATTTTACAATGTAACTCACACATATGCCAGAAACACCCATCCAAAAAAACTACGACTTTTTGTTTCCTGAAGACGAAATCTGGACGCCCTATCAATTTTTGGTTTCTTCTCCAACCCGTTATACCATAGGCTCTTAGTGCTCGAATAAATTTCTTCTCGGTAGACTCATTATCACGACTCTTGATTAGAGACATTACTATGCTACGTTTTTCTTCGGAAAAAATATCAGTCATAAGTTTGCTTCTTATTGGACAATCCTGGCATATTATACTCAATCGCTGTATCAATTATTTTAACTGCTTGAGCTGCTTGCTTATCAGAAGGAACAGTAGCCCAGTTAGATTGAGCGTATTCAACCAGTGTAAGTATGAATTTGCATTGCCAGTCATTTAACTTGCGTGTTTTCTTTCCCCATCGCGATATTTCAAACCATGTTTTATCATCAAGTTGCATTGTCCTAGCTAAGTTCTCTTTAGCTAAGCTTGATAATGATGGGCGCTTTATGTGTTTTGTTTTCCCCACTGTTGGAAGAGGTTGGTTACTTTCCAGTAGTTCCTGCAAACCGTGAGGCATACCAAAATCTATTTCTTGTATTACATCCCAACACTGGTCTTTTTTACACCACTCAGTTACATTTCTTCCCTTTGCTGATTTGACTAACTCATCATGTATTGGCATCACCCAAATGTTAAAGGCTTCCAGCACACTTGGATGCACTTTTTGGTTATCCCAAATATCCATCAGACTCATTCTGCCCAAGCTTTTCTTTGATAGATATGCAACCATATAAGTTACTACGTTAGCCTTATAAGAGGGTATTTTGTTTTTCCTTGCAACTTTATCTGCAGATTTGAAAATAATGGCTTTGGCAATAACTTCTTTATAGAATACCTCATCAGGCTGCCAGTCTTTATCCTTTGTTTGCTTCAAATCTGCCATAAAATTCACAAAACATTTCTGAGCTCCTAGACTAACGACTTGAGGTAATTGATCCCAGCTATACATATATTTAGCAAAATCAGTTTTATTGAATCTTTGATTTGAGGGATGTTCTAAATCATACTTCTTAGCTCTTGCAGCAGTAGGAGCTTTTCTGTTCTTTTCGACCTGAAACTGTCCTCGGGTACGTTCATAATACCATCTAGACTGCTCTCCTGGTATCCAAACCTTTTCTGAGAGTCTTTGCATTTCAACATGTATGGGGTCATTTGATGAGAAATCAGCATCACTGACTTTGTTTTGACTATTTGCAAATCGGGAAATTAAAGGAGCTAATACGGGAATACTCTCTGGTTCTACTTCTGTGATTTTTGCTTGTACATAGACTTCTGAAATATTAGCCTTATCAATCTTAAAAGATCTGTGTATTGAAGCCATAGTTTGTCCACCATTAACCACTTGAAAACCTGTTATAGATTTGATTATGTGCTGATTATCCTCATTAATTATCATATCTAACTTCTCAACAGTAGCTGTTATACCATTATTATATGCCAAAAAACGGGATGGCTCATTACACAAAGTATCCCGTATTCCTTTATTAACTTTCCCCCTCGCCTGAAGAAATGACCTTACATTCAGGTCAAGAAGTTTATGCCCATACTCTTCGTATAAATCGCAGAGAATAAATCCTGGGATTACAGCTAGCCGGACTTTATAATCGGTGGCACTTGACGTTATTGGTAGGCAGGGAATTCCAATACCAAACCTTTCATACAAATCAATGGTTATACTCTCATAAGGAGTATCAGATGAGATAACCTTATGCAACCTAACCAGATCCCAAATATCAAAGTGGTACGAATAAGCGCCTTCTTTAACTTTAGGTAGCTTAAAGTTTTTCGGGAGCAATCCATTAGTTAGTAATATAAACTCAATATTCACAAAAGAATGTTGTGATTCATATATACATTTCATCATCTCGTATGCTTCTGTCGACTGCTCCATCCGCTCATGATATCCAGAAATAGCCATTTCAAAAGCCCTTACTACTTGTTTTACTACTGTATCAATCTCCGTATTAGTTAATCTATGATTCTTGAAATCATTCGAAAAATGAGTTATAGATAATGATAACAATCCATCTTCATCATCCATGCCCCATGCGTTAATTTTAATGTGACCTTTCGTGGTCTTAGCCGCATGGTAGCAAGTAACTGAGCCATCCGCAATACCCCTTTCATCCAAGTACCCCAAAAAAACCTCAGTAAATGCATTTTCAAGAAAGTCAGGCTGTCGACCATCGCCTTCGGAGTTTAATACTTCACCTTTGGAAAACAACCTAACATCGCTAATAAAACTATCATAAAAAAGATCATAGTCGTTCATGTGTTACTCACCCTTATGCTATCGGATAATTCTGTTGTCTCTACGATGAAATTCAAGCATGATGAAACTGATACTGAATATCTTAGGTCGCCTACTCCATTTGGAATATCATCCTCCAATATACGTGGGAAACCATCTACCACTTTGAACAAAATGCTATTTCTAACATGATATCCAGTATTTAGGTACTTTTGCTCATGCATATCAAGATATCCATAACGAATAAGCTTGCTATTGAACAATGATAATACTTGAGGATTAGTATTGTCTAAGGTTTCTCTGATTTCATTAACCAACTGGGGTAAAGAACCAATTCTACTTCTCCTAACATCCAACGCAACAAACACTAGGAACATTTTAATGTCAGGATAACCTATAAGCTGGAGAACATTTGAGACAACAAATTTCTTATGTGGAGGTGAAATGCTCGTTTTAACCTCTATGCAAGCCAACTCGTTTGAGAAATCTTGATTAGCACCATTAGGTCCCACCCATGAAACAATGGAATTATCTATTCCCCAAATTGGAGATAGTATTGATTTTATTACCCATAACTCTCCCCATAGGCCATGTTGAAGCTGTTTTGACAGACCTTTTACTCCGTATTTATTGAAAAAGTTTTTCCATTTCATTATCTGATTGGTGAATGTAACGATTCCATGTATTTCATCAGCTTCTTTGGCAACATTTGACACAACATCATCTGCAACAACATTAAAGATGTCTCTATACTTGTTATCTGACAATTCCAGAACAATGCATCTCACTAAACCCATTACTGCATCTTTCCTAGTAAGTGTCTTCAGATTGAATCCAAAACACTCTATATCAAAAGTGTCATTGGTTGTCTTTGTATCAACTTCCATTAACAATGCCGGTAAGCCTAAAGGACTTAATATGACAGCAAAAATGTTAACACCATTCGACATGGGAATTCGTCTTCGCAAGAATCCTGTCTTCGGACAGCCCTCATCCGTCAGCTCAATCCAAATGTCATTAACTGAAATCATTCCATATCTCCAAATTCCTGATCATGAAAAACGGTATTGACTACCCATGGAATTCTCACATCATTCGAATTGCTGGGGAAGCTTAGTCCAATTGCGACGATCGGAACTTCATCCCCGATATCGGATTTCTCACTGTCAGATTCGAGAAAGTACAGCATCAGAAGTCCTTTCTTCACACTCCTTACTTCTCTAATTAACCGACCGTCTGGGAATGATGGCGGATGAGTCCTTTTTCGATGGTCTTTGTTGCTATTCCATGACTTCAAAGTTAAGTCCATCGCTTTAAGCCACTCATCAGTTCCTAGGTCTACAGACTCATCTCCAGGATTCAGTAATCTACCAATTCGATAGGCAGATTGAACACCTTTCTTCTTGGGATCATAATTACGATTCCACGCACGATAGCTTAATCTAATCTCACTATTAACGACCGACGATAAGTGTGTAAGTCCCTTAGAACCATTAGCTAAAAAAATCGACCAACTAGATAGGTTGTTGTTGCTTGAATTGAATTGTTGCTCAATGTATTCGGAAATAAGTTTTACGTTTACTTTCCTAGCATCTTCATGTGTCTGGTATTCACGAAGGAATCGACAAATGTCTTTGACATCAACATCAGACCATAATAGACCTGACCAGTTTTGTGTGAACTCACGAGAGTACTGTCTTGTGGGGTTTTGCTCGGGTGTTATGTAGGCAGTAACTCTATCAATTAACCCCATGGCAGCCTTGTGATTACTCCGTAGAAATGACTCATCCTTTCTGAATACTACTGTTTCACAAATACTGCCTTCATATGATAAGTACAACTCAGTACCCTGTCTCATTTTTACAGGAGCGGTTACAAGCAGTGATGGGTGAGATCTGACTTTCAACCCATAATCTATTGGTTTCCCACCTATAGAAGCCATGTATGCAAATTCATTGCGCAATTCCTCGCTAGCCAGAGTTATATGGCGAAACCACTCTCGTAAGTCATTTGGTAGATACAGTCGGCAGACATCAACATAATATGGCCTATATCCGAACCATCGCCCCATTTGCATTAATGTATCATACATGCGAGAGGTTCTCAGAAAATAACTGACTGTCAATCCTTCAAGTGTGAGTCCCCTAGATAGTTTATCACCACCAACTGCGATTATACTCAAACCAGTATCCTTATACTCGTAATAATCTAGGATATCACCCACAGAACCATTAATCTGTCTCACAGAAACGATCTCAAGTGCCGCTGAAGTAAGGTATGCCTTAACTGGAAGCCAATCAACAGAATAACTATTGTCTTTGTTCATTTTTCTTGTGGTTATGAAATAGTCATTATCCCATAATTGCTTAAAATCATCTATAATGCTTGGTTTACGATCTCCGTCACCGTACTGCAATCTGTGTTTTATTTCAGTTAGATATTGCACAACTTGATTATAAACTGCTTGTTGAACACTAACAAATCGTGTTACGTGTATCAGCATTGAGTTATGAGCATTGCCTTGTCCTCTAGTTTTTCTAATAGCGCAAGATAATATAAAACTCATTATAGCCTTTTTCAGTGATGGAGGAATAACTTGTTTCTCCTTGTATAATGGCACGTAATGATTTGGGTGTCCAGGCGGAATCCAGTCATACACGTCATCAACCTCCCTTATCAAGGGTAGTCCCTCTTCTTTTTCTACTGCAGTGTTTTCTTCATTTACTATGCCAAAAATCTGTGCAGGACCTATGTAATCTGATGGATTTGGTAAGCAAGTGATAAAATTCCTTGGGAAAAGGTCCTCACCGAAATCTGGAAGATTGCTTTGTGGGTGTATGAAGATATTGGCAAATGGGGTGGCTGTATATCCTATATATGCACATTTCTCAAAGTAAAGGAGCAACTGCCTGATTCTTTGGTTTATTATGGTGGGATTGTGCTCCTCATTGATTTGCCCATAATTATCTCTCGCTTGTCGCCTTGTATCAACTGAGCCGTAATCTGCCTCGTCATCAATTACGAGGAGAGGCACGTGCCTTATATATGGCTTACCATCTACTGTCCCGTGGTTTTGTGATGCCCACTCAACCCATTGGATTAGATTACGCAGAACAGATCCATTCTTTTTTATTATGAAGATTAGTGGATTACCACCTGGATTAATTCCAAACTGGTTGGCAACCGCTCTTTTAAAATCACCTCTTTCACTTCGTGTTGTAACTGTATCAACAGGAGGAAAACAACGTGCAATTCTTCCAGCTCCTATCGGTTCTCTTTTTTTACTATCTAGATTATGAATACTGTCAAATCCAAGCACAGATTCATCAATTCTAATCTGCGTTTGGCTTCTTAAGTTGTTTAATGTTCCCGCTAACACAACAATGACCTTATATCCTGCATCGATAGCTCGACAAATTAATCCTGAATAGTTGGCAGTTTTCCCAGACTGAACATGTCCGACAACTAATCCCCTAATATCCCAGTTACCCTCTCTGTTAGGATCTTCCAACTGCCCCAAAGTATCAAATGTTATTTCATCTAATCTGTTTATTGTTTCCTCTGCCCAGCCCAACTCTTTCAAGTACTGTCTATATCGTTCCCAATATTGCCATTTGATTTGTAGTTGCTTGCTTGGAAGCCATGGTTTGTGATTTCCATCAACTAAAGTTAATGGCATATCAATCCAAGTGGTAAATATACTCTCAAGGTCGTTGAGAAGTCTCTTTGCAACTTCATCAGGCACTTCTGTCCCCAGCTTACGCAGAGTAACAGCAATATTGGACTGAATAAGTTCGCTTGTAATAGTCTCATTTTCTTTCTTGATGCGTTCGCTGATCAGAATTCTACATATGTTTAGTAATGCCGTATAATCCATCAATTCCCTTCTTTGCTTATTTCATCGATGTAAGATAAACAGTCTTGGTACTCTTCGCATTCTCTAAGTATCTGACACGCTGATTGATGATTGAAACCACCAGAATTACGGAGTATTGAATATGAAAGACTGACTAGCCTTTTCTTTTCTAAGTCATTCGAGTTTTCGAATGGTCGAGCTTGTTGATCTGCGTTCTCTGCAGTGTCTAGCCATATTTGCGCTACGGGCACGGTTTCTTCTAAGGTCCTAAGAAGCGCATAGAAAAGGGCAAGGTTGGGTTTTGTGCTAAGTATTTGTTCGATAGCCTGAATCAAAAAATGTTTCCTATCAATTTTATAATGAATGGTAGCATTATGATTTGTCGTATTCCAGATTCTTTTTATTTCATACGAAGGTTTTCTCGGTCCGTATTTACCCCTGAATACGAATACATCCCTTGCTTCTTTTCTAATTTTTTCACCCAAAGTAGTTAGTCGATCCTTAATCCAATAAGGAGGTTTCGCTGTCGACTTTTTTATATCAATCAGCCAATCAAAATCTAAGGAATTTGTTATGTCAATTCTTATCCTAGCGAGTTTATACTGCTCTTCTTGGTTCCACGTTTTACCTATGCCAAGACCCAGCCAACCACCAGCAACAAGAAGTCTTCTATTGCGATATATATAAAATCCTTGCCTTGCATTCCACCCATCAGGTCCACTGATGCGGCGGAGTTCTTCGGTAGTCATTTTATCTTTATGGGGCAACACGTACCCTTTAATAACTGTTACTCCATGTTTATGATGTACTTCCTCAGGTGGATATATTGTCGTTGCAGGATGAGTCTCATAAAAAGGATCCCAAGGCTGTATTAGGTTCTCAATGTTATTGCCGTTGAAATAGATTTTTAACAGCGGGTTGATGCCTTCTAAATAATCATGAAAAACCATCTCCAAGTATATCCTAATTTTCGTAACAATGGCATAGAACGCACTTTGGTTGTGATCAGAGATAACAACGCTGTCAAAACCCAAAAGTCTATCTAAGTTTTCCCAAAGAACCATTGTTCCAGACATAAGAGTATTTAAGCCCAGCAACCTTTCTTCTGAATTTTTATTTGGTGTTTTTAAGAGCTGCCACTGATTAGTCTTTATAACATGATCAATGTCCCAACTTCTGGTTGCAATTGACCCGTTAACAATCTTCGTTCTTACTGTCAGCCTTTTACACTGAGAAAAGGATGCAGTTTTAAGTCCCATACCGAATCTTCCAAGATCGTTTGAACTTCTCTCTTCAAGAGGATTTTTACTCCCAGGGCGCATAGCTTCAATCAGGGTGTCCTCGTCCATACCGGTACCATCATCAAGAATCGATATATATGAGTTACTCCCCGACCAGTAGAAAGTTAACCAGATATTCTTTGCTTTTGCGCTTATACTGTTGTCAATTATGTCCGCTATAGCGGTCGCAGGTGAATATCCTATTGCTCTTAGGGACTCGATCATAGCTCGAGCAGAGGGCTGGACAATATCGAATGCCTTTATTTCATCTACTGTCATAAGATACTCCCATTTTGACTATTACGTCATACACTATTTCTGCAATCTGGCACGCCAAATAGGGAGGAACAGCATTGCCGACTTGTTGGTACTGGGCAGTTCTAGAGCCACAAAAGTAATAATCATCTGAAAATGTCTGCAACCGCGCAGCCTCTCTTACGGTTAAGCTTCTACACTGAGTCGGATCTGGGTGAATATAATAGTGCCCATCTTTTGAAATATGGGATGTTATTGTGGTTGAAGGTTTATTTGCTAATTGGACTCTAAACCTATCACTGAAGTCCTGTTTTCTTTCTGTTTCAAGTGAATAATGTACATTTCTGTGATTGGGTAGTAGTTCTGTAGGAAACTCATTTAACTTTGGGGAAGACCCGTACAAAAGAGCATAACTTGATGCAAAGAAGTATCGATGTAAATCACTAACTATGTGACTTCTAGTATCATGATTGCAAACCCCTTTGATTCTTCGACTAAATATCCATTGCTTTAAACTCAATGGCCCCTTACACTCGCAATCTAAAAACCTGTCTCCCCTCGATAAGTCTACTTTGCCAATATGTTGCAATAACTCAGACATTAAACAATAAAGGGCGCTATCCTTTGATTTCAGTTCGTTGAACCAATTTGTGCCACGGATAGAGTTGATCTCAGATTTCCATCTTTCATTTGAATCTGGTATGGATGATAAACCGCTTCGTAGTTTGGGCAAATCAGCGATAATCGACTCAACTGTGTTTTCTTTTTTTCTTGTAAGTTTAAGGGGATTGATTTGGTTGAAGTCATCCCTAATACCTAGAATTATAACCCGGTGTCTTTGTTGCGGAACGCCATACTCCTCACTTCTAATAACAAGGTTTTTTGAGGATTTATCATCTATAGGTCCTTCTTGAACAAAAGAAAAGAGATTGTATCCATATCTAGTTCTCCTGCTATTTGACTGTTGTAATGCATCAGATGGATGTTTGAGATCATTTATGATCAAATTTAGCACCCTTTTATTCTCTAATTCTGCAGAAATCAATCCCTTTACATTCTCCATAACGAAGACAAGGGGATTGTTATCTGCTAATATATGGAGATATTCTTTATACAATGTCTGATGCTTGTCCTGTTTTGGATCATAATTCTTATTGTTCTTGTTCCTCGATCTACCCGCGATAGAATATGCTTGGCAGGGGGGGCCGCCTATTAAAACAAAATTGCTAGCACCATCCAGAGCATCCTCGATTCTTTGATTCACTTTCTCCCTTGGATACGTGGATGTTAGCCCTAATTCAGCTTGCCAAGCGATTTTATCTGCTTTGAGTTCAATTGATCGGTGTGAATCATATAGTTTATCTAATGAAATCTCTCCTCTTAAGAAACGATAGTAATTACCCAATTTTAAAGGAGTATCTGATCTAAGTAATCTGTAAAATGTTCGCAATTTCAGCGTCTCACGGGCATACTTTTCCTTTTCTATTGATAGAACAACATCAAAGACTTTTCTATGCAGTTTGGTTTTAAAATTTGAGAATCCCTCACTCAAACCACCCGGCCCGGCAAAAATATCTACTACTGGTATGTATCCTCGCATATATCACCGCCGCATTTTTTGACGCTTTGTTAAGTTTCTTGAGTTATAGTCATTCATTTTATCTCCCGTGCCTATAATCTCCATCCATACTGAATAAATCGTTGCAAGACATCTTAGGGAGAACGGAGAATTTGTCAATGAACATTATGAGGCATCCTAATGCATCCGTATTTGACGTAATCAGAATGTGCCATGTCTTTAGCATAGAGGTATAAACAATGAGTGAAACCCAAATGCTAGCACTAAGCCTGATACAGACTGTATCAAGCAAGAAGAGCAGCAATGTTCTAAGAACATCCTGCAAAACTACTTTTCCAATAAGTATTGTGACTCATAACTCGATACTAGGTAAAGAGTTGAACAGAATAGAACATATTCTAATAGATATAATGCCCATACTTTATAATGAGTTAAGCCTGAAAAGGAGGTCAGTTTTACTTGTACTAGCTTGGTCAGATGGGATTAGAGATTTCTGCCGCCGATCTGTTTTTATTGCTCTGCTGATTATGAAGAGCTATCATCGAGCAAGCAGAGTGCTACTTATGTCGGGAGTCAAACATGAGATTGATGGCCTCCTTTTAACGCTCTCCGATATGGTTGATAAGGGTTGATGATGTAACACATATCACTTTGGAAAAACCTCTGCCTCTCACTATACTTTGGCATCGTTAATCATTCTGATTTGTCAGCATACAGGGAAATGCTTTTCTGGCTCCGGATCGATGATCACATCTGGAACAAGGAGCAAGCATGACCGAAGCGTTGATGAACCGGATCAAAGCTCAGTTAGTCAGACACGAAGGTCTGAAGCTGAAGCCATACCGCTGTACCGCAGGCAAGCTGACAATTGGTATCGGCCGCAATCTCGATGATAGGGGTATCTCCCGTGAAGAAGCCTACGCCATGTTGGAACGGGATATCCGAGACTGCGAGCAGTGGCTGATTGATAAAATACCTGAGATCTACAACAACCTTGATGAGGTGCGTCAGGCGGTTCTACTGAATATGTGCTTCAACTTGGGGATCAAAGGATTGCTTGTTTTCAAGAACACCCTGAGTTTTATCGCTGCCGGAGACTGGGAACGGGCTGCCAATGGCATGTTGGCCTCCAAGTGGGCTAAGCAAGTGGGTATGAGAGCGATTGAGCTTTCCGAGCTGATGAGGAAGGGCCAGTGATACCCATTCCGGTTGAGACCGATGCCATGCATGCCATCCTCAACCTGCCCAAGGAGATGTCCAACAATGACATCTTCAGGGAGCATCAGGGCTTGGTTCTGGAGATGATCCGTTCAATCGTGCTGCAGCAGTTTTATGATCACGCTACCCACGATGATCTGCCTGAAGATGATCCCCTACTGATCTCTTTTCGATTTGGATTCTGCTTCCTGATGCTGCACAGTACTTGTGAGTTTCTCAATTTGAAGACCTTGGGCGAGGGAATAGTCAAGACCGTAGGATTAGACCAGTCGGCCACCGAACTGCTTACAGGGAGCGAAGTAGACGCCTTCAAGGCCAACCTTGAGCTGAGAGCGCTTACCATCTTGAGTTCTTATCTCAATCCAGCCGGCCTGGATCGCCTGAACGAACTCAAACCCAGACAGCCCCGTGCTATCCGGGTGGGAGTGATCTGATGCCTGATCGTGATATTACTTCTCCAGAGGAACTGATGATCGAGATCTACCGGGCTATCTATACCGCATTGGAGAGCAGACTGCATCTGATCGGTTCAGTGGT